GCCGGATCGAGACGATCACCAACGACCAGTGGAAGGGTCTGGCGTCGGCGGGTGTCACCTGGAAGTACGACCAGGAGGCCGCTCCGTCGAATGACAACAGCCCGACGCTGGCGCAGCCTGCCGTGCCGACCCACCGCGCGGACGGCTTCATCCCGTTCTCGATCGAGGTTGGGCAGGACTGGCCCGGTTTCGCCGAGCGCATGTCGGAGATGCTGGGTTCCGGCTATGACGAGCTGCTCGCTGACAAGCTGACCACGGGTACCGGTGCGAATCTTCCGACCGGTATCATCCCGGCGCTGACCGGCCAGACCAACCCGGTCGTCTCGACCCCGGTTGGCACGGCTGGCGGCATCGGCACGTCGGACATCTACAACATCTGGGCGCGGTTGCCGCAGCGGCACCGTCGCCGGGCGTCGGTCGCGTGGATGTCGTCCACCAAGACCCAGAACGCCGTGCGCCAGCTCGGTACCCTCGACCCGAACTTCACGGTGAACCTCTCTGCTGAGGGCATCGGTCAGGTGTTCGGTCGCGAGTGGGACCAGAACGACTACATGACGGACGTCGCGGCCGGTACCGGCTCGCAGCCGTGGGTGGTCGTCGGCAACTGGCAGGGTTACCTGTTCGCTCAGCGTGCGGGCATGAACATCGAGTTCGTGCCGATGCTGTTCGACGTGACCAACAACCGGCCGACCGGCCAGCGCGGCTGGTTCGCCTGGGCGCGCAACGGCGCAAACGTCATCGACCCGACGTCCTTCCAGCTGCTCACCAACAAGACCAGCTGACCCTAGACGTGGGGGACCGTCCGAGTCGTAGCTGATCGGGCTTAATCGGGAATGCCGCCACGGAGCCAGGGACCCCCGTTCTCTAGCTCAGGCCAGACCCCGGGTCCCCCGCCCAACGTCGGCTACCGGCTCCGATTTCCGGCCTCGTCCCCGGTGTCGGAGCCGGTAGTCTAGGATAGAGTTCTGGTGGGGGGCGCACGCCCGACCTGGTTCGGATCTCGACGCCCCTGCCACCGCCCGTCGCGGGGAGGTAGTGTTAGCGGCCAAGCACGGCGGTCTCCAAAACCGCAAGCTCGGGTTCGAATCCCGGCCGCCCCGCAGCCCAATCAGGAGGAAAGATGTCCGAGGAAAACGACCAGCCGAGCATCGCCTACGCGAGCTTCGAGGGAGTCGTCCTGTGGTCCGGCGGGCAGCAGCTGCTGCGCGCGGGTCAGTCGATCGACACCAACCACCCTCTCTACATCGAGCGGCCCGACCTGTTCCGGGGTCTGGCTCCGGTGGGAGCGGAGATCTCCACCCAGCGCGACCCGGGCCAGGTTGAGTCGACCATGCTGTCCGGTCCTGCTGGCGGCCGAGTCCGGAAGACGGCGGGTCAGTGACGGGGAGCGCTCCGGTGGACGAGACGGGCGCTCACCCCACCGACATACCGGCCGGGGGCTCCGAGGTCGCAGGAGAAACTCCCAGGGCCATCGCTGGCGGCACGGTGCAGATCGCCTACCTGCACCCGGGGCAGGTGTCGCACTCGTGGCACACCAGCCTCATGAATTCGATCGCCTACGACAAGTCGATCGGCTTGAACATCTTCGCCCACGCACCGATCGCCGTGTCCTGCTCGGGGCCGAATAGTCTGCCCGAGGGCCGCAATTACGCGGTGACTGAGTTCTTGGACAAGACCGATGCCGAGTGGATGATCTTCATCGATACGGACATGGGTTTCAACGCCGACGCGATCGAGCGGCTTCTGCTCGCTGCCAATCAGGACTCCCGTCCGGTGGTCGGCGGCCTCTGTTTTGCCCTGAAGCATATGGGGCCGGATGGGCGGGGCGGTTTCGTCGTCCGGCCGTTGCCGACGCTGTTCATGTGGGCAAAGCACGGCGAGCAGGGCATGGGCTTTGCCAACCGATTCCGTTACCCGCCGGAGACGCTGGTCCAGGTCGCCGGTACTGGGGCGGCCTTCCTGCTGATTCACCGGCGAATCCTCGAGGGCATTCGCGCCCAGTGGGGGGATGTCTGGTTCAACCTGACGGCCTACGACGACGGCATGGCGGTCAGCGAGGACCTGTCGTTCTGCCGCCGGGTCGCCGACCTGGGTGAGCCGGTTTTCGTTCACACTGGAATCAAGATCTCCCACCACAAGGAGTTCTGGCTCTCGGAGGACGACTACCGCATGCCCGACCACGAGCCGATGCAGGCGCTGATGGACGCAGCCCGGGTCGAGGCCGCCGGGGTACCGATGCTGGGACACGAAGGCAGCGACCGACGGATCGGAGGGGGCAAGGAGGATGACTGAACTCGCTCCCCTGCCCTCGTGGGCGTCCGAAGGGACCTGGCAGACCTTCGAGAACGACCGGTTCCACCAGTGGGTCGGCCCGGTCGAACTGCAGAAGTGCCAGCAGGATCTGGATCGTTACGCCGAGCTGATCGAGATCACCCAGCCGGATGTCGTGATCGAGACTGGCACCCGGCGTGGCGGGTCGGCTCTGTGGTTTGCCCAGCACGGCTTGAAGGTCATCACGATCGACCGTGACCCCGACGCCGGGCGCGAGGCGATCCAGTTCGGCCCGAAGGGCATCGACGACATCACCTGGTTCGCCGGGTATGGGTCGACGGACCCGCAGACGATTCTCGGGGTCATGCAGCTGATCAAGCCGGACCAGCGGGTGATGGTCAGCCTCGACTCCGACCACCACATGCCGCATGTCATCGCCGAGATCTCGCTGTACGCCGACCTGGTCACGCCGGGTTGCTACCTCATCATCGAGGACGCGTGCTTCGACATGTGGCCAGCCGAACGTGCTCGGGTCGGTGGGTCGGAGATCCCGGAACGTGGGGGACCGCTCGGGGCAATCCGAAGGTGCCAGGGATGGCTCGAAGGCAACGGTTTCTGGCGTGACATCGACCTCGAACGCCGGTCGGTCATCTCGCACTCCCCCGCCGGGTGGTGGCGACGTGGTGACTGACCTCGCGGTGATCGTGCCGACCCGCAGCCGACCAGGCAACATCGGCGGGATCCTCGAAGCGTGGGAGACGACTCGCGCATTCGACCACGCCGACCTGTGGTTCGTGGTCGACGCGGACGACATGCAGATCGACCACTACCGGGCCGTCATCCCCACGGTCGCCGGTCGACGGCACGGGGCGCACATGATCGTACTGCCTGAATGGCAGCCGCTGGTCCCGAAGCTCAACTTCGTGGCCGACGAGCTGGCGCGGGAGGGCGTGGCCCGGAACCTCGCTTTCATGGGCGACGACCATCTGCCCCGGACGGTCGATTGGGTCGAGCGGCTCCTACTCGATCACGGCCGGAATCGCAACTGGATCTGGTACGGGCTGGACGGCTTCCAAGACCAGAAGCTGCCGACCTGGTGGTCGATGGACGCTGAGATCGTGCGTCGGCTCGGCGGGATGGTCCCGGCCCCGGTCCAGCACATGTACTGCGACAACGCGGTCAAGGTGCTGGGCGAGAAGGCCGGTTGTCTCGGGTACGACGAGACAATCCTGATCGAACACATGCACCCGTTCATCGGGAAGGCCAAGCCGGATGACCAGTACATCCGGGTCAACCGGGCTCAGCAATATGAGCGCGACGGCATCGCGTTTCGTTCCTGGGTCGCAGATGGCCTAGAGCGGGATGCTAAGCTTCTGCGGACGTAGGGGGAGGTGACAGAGTGGCGATCGGGGACCCGTACAACAGCCGAGACGAGTTCAAGGATGTCTTGAACATCACGCAGTCCGACGAGGACTGGTGGATCGATCGGTGCCTTCGGGGGGCGAGGGCAGCGATCGAACGACGCTCCGGCTGGCCTACGTTCTGGAACACGGGCACGGTGGTCACGCGGACCTTGGACGTGAGCAACAAGATCGTCCCCGTTCGCCGCTCTGGGTACCAATACTACAAGCTCCTGCTCCGGGACGGAATCACCACCAAAACTGGGTTCTCCATCCCGTCTGTCTCTGGCGCTTCGCTGATGACCCGAGACGATGCGCCAGATGGCTGGCCGTACGACGCGATCAAGCTCCCCTGGGGGACGACCTTCACCAACGGGGAGCTGGACGTCCAGGCGGTGTTCGGCTGGCCCGAGGTGCCCCCGGACATCACCTGGGCACACCAAATGCAGAGCCACCGGCTGTATCGACGGAAGGGGAGTCCTGAAGGTATAGCCGGTTCAGCAGAATGGGGTCTGACGCGCATCCCGGCGCTCGACCCCGATGTGCTGTCGATCCTCAAGGGCGGGGGCTTCATGAGGGCGGGAATCGGCTGATGAACTGGAACACCGTGGCCACCAAGCTGGAAGGGCTCGCCAAAGACTGCGGTCTGAACGCCCTCGACTTCGTGCCAGACGACATGCCCAACACGGCGTTCTATGTTGGCGAGATGGACATCACTCCGAACCAGTCGTTCAACAAGCGCAACCCGACGACCGGCCACCGGATGGGCACTGACCAGGCGAACATCACCTGCCGAGTGCTGGTCGCCAGGTCGGATGACAAGTACGCCATCCGGAAGATGCGGGATTACCTGAACGGCTCGGGTGACCAGTCGCTGATCGAGGCGATCCAGGAAACCAACGGCCAACCGGGCATGCCCTGGACTGGCATCAAGGTGACGGCGTTGCGGGGCAATCGGCTGTTCGTGGTCGGCGAGGCCAAGTTCTACGGCACTGAGATCGAGCTGTTCGTGACGGGAGCTGCCTGATGGCCAATCCGCTTATCCTGCTGGACGCCCGGACATTCGTCGGGGGGGCAGACCTGTCCGGCAACGGCAACCAGATCGAGCTAGACTGGGGAGCCGAGGTCAAGAAGACCACGAACTGGAAGTCGGGCGGAGCCGAGGAGAACGTCGCTGCAGTCCATGGCTGCTCGATCAAGGCCGGTGGCCAGTGGGAAGCCGGTAGCATCGGCAAGCCAGACGACACGTTCTGGGCAATGCGCCGCACCCTCGACCCCTGGTCGGTCGCTCCGAGGTCCGACTCGGACCTGGCGGCTGGCGGTTTGATGTACGTGCTGGGTCGCGCTGTCCGGTCGAAGTTCCAGTTCTGGGATGCGGTCGGCGAGGTGGCTCCTTGGTCCGGTGAGGCGCGGTCGGCGTGGCCGCTCGCCCGGGGCAAGTGCCTGCACCCGTCGGGTACGCCGAGGACGGCAACCGGCACCGGTACGGCAGTGCTGGTTGGCGCGGCCAGCGCAATCCAGAAGGTCTACGCCAACCTGCACGTCCTGTCTATTTCAGGCACGGCGACCCCGACCATCACGGTCAAGATCCAGTCCGACGACAACGCCGGGTTCACCACTCCGGCCGATGTCGCTGGCGGTTCGTTCGCTGCCGCCACCACAATCAGTGGCCAGGCAATCCGCATGGCCGGTCCGGTCACCGACACGTACTTCCGGGCGTCCTGGACGATCACAGGCACGACCCCGAGTTTCCTGTTCCTGGTATCTCTCGGCATCGAGTAGAAAGGCAACAACATGGCAAACCCGATCGTTCTGCTCGATGCGACGATGACCATCGGTGCAGCGACCTTCGACATCTCGCCCTGGCTGAAGAAGCTGGAACTGTCGGACGGTTTCGAGGTCAAGAAGACCACGAACTACCGGTCCGGCGGGGCAGAAGAGAACAAGGGCGGCTTGGAGTCGTTCGAGGCCGCACTCACCCTCAACCAGGACTACGACGCTGCAGCGCTCGACGAGATCATGTGGGCGATGCGCCGTTCGGTCGTGACGTTCGCCGCTCGGGCGCAGCAGTCCGCCGTAACGTCGTCGAACCCGCAGTACAGCGGCAAGCTCGTGATCGAGAAGTGGGTCCCGATCTCGGGCTCCGTCGGCGATGTGGGCGAGGTCGACGTCAAGTTCACCGGGTCGGGTCCGCTGGTCCGGGCGACCGCTACCTGATGCGCGCCCCCCGTGCCCCCGGCCGACCTCCTGCGGGCGGGGGGCACGGCCATACCCGCCAGCGCCCACGAGGTCCTCCCGTGACCTCCCAGATGCCACGACGATGCAGCCGGAGGGACGGCCATGGTAGCCGAGCTGGACACCGATATCAAGCAGAAGATGACCGCGCTCAAGAAGGCCATGTCGGAGGCAGCCGACGGCAAGATCCTTAAGCGGGAGCTGTCCAAGGAACTGCGGGAGCTGCTCAACCCGGTGGTGGCGCGCCAGCGAGCGAAGGTCCTCGCGTTGCCGTCTAAGGGCGGACATACTCAGGGAATGCGGCAGGCCATTGCCCGGCAGACCAAGGCAGCGACCCGCTGGTCCGGCCGCAACATGGGTGTGCAGGTCATCCAACGCGCACGAGCCATGCCTCGCAACTTCCAGATGGCCGGACGTATGTTCAACCGGGACGAGGGCTGGAACCCGACATCCTTGGGGGGCGAAACCCGGCACCAGCAGGTCCGACCGACCGAGTGGTTCGACAGCGAGACTAACGATGTCCGTGCCAAGGCGCTTCACCAGGTGCACCAGGCGTTGGAGCGGACGGCTGTTAAGATCGGCCAGTCGGTGCACGAATCAGGAGGACGAGACTGATGCTGGTTATTTGGGACCCCGAAGATGGGGGAGACAAGCAGACCTGGGAGTTCGACCCGGACGACGTCCCGCGCAAGCGGGCTGAGGAGATCGAGACTCTCTACCGCAAGAGCGGCGGCAACAACTACGACGCATGGAAGGTCGGCCTTCAGTCCGGCGAGATCAGCGCCCGAGCCATCTTGCTTTGGTACATGTTGACCGATGTCCATCCGAAACTGGCGTTCAAGGACGTGCCAGACTTCCGGGTGCGGCAGCTCAAGGTCGAGATGACCGTCGCCGAGCTGAAGAAGCTCTGGACGCAGGCCAAGCGAGTCGTCGACCCGGACGACATTGACAACTTGGAGCGTGCGTTCAGGGTCTCGCTGGAAGACGCGGCCGAGCGTGAGGGCAAGGACATCGACATCAGCTTCAACGAGGGCAGGCTCGCCATCGAGGGTGACGTCGTCAACGACTCGGACCCAAAAGCACCCTGAAGGCGCGATATGAGGAGGTGTGGCTCGACATGAGTTATCACCTGCACATCCCGCCAGACAAGGCCGATCTCCTACCCGTTAGGATGATCGAACAGGCCATCGCGGCTGTGCACGACATCCGGGCGGAGCTGGCCAAGCAATAGGGAGGTGGGGGTCTTGTCCGACGTAAGCTTGATCTTCAACATCCTCGCCAAGGACAAGACCTCCGGCGGCTTTGACAAGGTAAAGGCCAGCGCGGCTATCGCTAGCGCGGCAATCGGCGCGGCCTTGATGGCTGGCATCAGCGCAGCTATCGAGAAGAGCAAGCTCGACAACAAGCTGGCTGCGCAGCTGGGGGCGACCCCGGCGCAGGCCAAGCAGCTCGGGCAGCTGTCCGGCAAGGTCTACGCGCAGGGGTTCGGCGAGGACCTGCCGATGGTCAACGACGCGATCAAGGCCGCAGCGCAAAACGGCCTGATTGATATGAAGAACGCGTCGTCCGAGACAGCGCAGGCCGTGACCAAGAACCTGCTCACCGTCGGCGACATTGTCGGCGAGGACTCCGAGCGGGTTAGCTCGGCCGTGTCGCAGATGCTGCGCACGGGCATGGCGAAGTCGTCCGAAGAGGCAATGGACATCATCGTCAAGTCGACGCAGAACGGCGTCAACAAGAGCCAGGACCTGCTCGACACCCTGAACGAGTACGGCACGCAGTTCCGCAAGCTCGGTCTCGAAGGACCTGAGGCCATGGGCCTGCTGTCGCAGGCGATCAAGGCTGGCGCACGCGACTCGGACACCGCAGCCGACGCCCTGAAGGAGTTCTCGATCCGGGCGATCGACGGCAGCAAGACCACAGCCCAGGGCTTCAAGTTGCTCGGCCTTGACGGCAAGGAGATGGGCGCGCAGATCGCTCACGGCGGATCCGATGCCGAGGCAGGCTTGTATGCGACGCTGGACGCACTCCGTGCTATCCACGATCCGGTTAAGCAGAACGCAGCGGCGACGGCGCTGTTTGGCACGAAGGCTGAGGACCTGGGCAAGGCGCTTTACGCGATGAACCCGGGGACGGCTGCCAAGGAGATGTCCGGCCTGCAGGGCACGACAAGCCGGGCGGCAGCGACAGCAAGCCAGGGCGCATCTTCATGGGGCAACCTCGGTCGGCAGTTCCAGATGTCGCTGATCGACAAGTTGAACGCGCTCCTGCCGATCGCTAACGCGGTGTTCGGATTCATGCAGCGCAACTCGTCTTGGGTTGGCCCGCTAGCGACCGGCCTCGGGATCCTCGGGGTCGCGATCGGCATCATCACCGTCGCGCAGATGGCGTGGAACGCAGCACTTGCCCTATCGCCCATCACCTGGATCATTCTGGGCATCGTCGCCTTGATCGCCATCATCGTTCTGGTCGCCACCAAGACGAAGTTCTTCCAGACGATTTGGCACGCCGTCTGGGGGTTCATGAAGGGCGTGGGTGCCTGGTTCGCCGGACCCTTTGTCAACTTCTTTAAGGTTGTCTGGTCGTACATCGTCGCGTTCGCCAAGGGCGTGTGGAACGCGGTTAAGATGTACTTCGGCTTCTGGTTCGGGGTCTACAAGGCGATCGGCACGGGAGCGGCCAACGCCGTCAAGTTCATCATCACCAAGTTCACGTCGTTTGTCAACTGGATCCGGTCCGTCCCAGGCAAGGTCGGCGGGGCGCTGAAGAACCTGTTCGCACCGCTGTGGAACGGCTTCCGGGGGTTCATCAACCGGATCATCCGGGGGTGGAACAGCCTGCACTTCGGCATCCCCGGCTTCTCGTTCGCGGGCATCAACGTCCCCGGCATCAACGTCGGCGTACCGAACCTGCCTTATCTAGACAAGGGCGCAGGCAACGTCCTGGCGTCCGGTCTCGCTGTCATCCACCGAGGCGAGCGGATCACCCCCGCAGCGAAGGTCACCCGGTACCGCGACGAAGGCGGTGGCGGAGGCGGTACGATCACCATCAAGGGCGACGGCTCGCGGGTCGCGAACTTCCTATTGGAGATCCTGCGGGAGGCGATCCGCGACAAAGGTGGGGATGTCGTTAAGGTCCTTGCACCGAGGGGGGCGTAAGTGGGCGTTACACCGGTAAGCCCGGTCATGGAGATGATGATCGGCGGAGTGTGGACCGACATCACAGATGACGTGCGGCTAACCAGTGCCCACTCCGGCGGGGGCGTCAAGATCACCCGGGGCACCCCGAACGAGGGCAACGTGGTCGAGCCCACGGAGATGACCTTTGTGCTCAACAACGCTGGGGGCAAGTACAGCCCCCGGAACGAGGCCAGCCCGAACTACGGACTGCTCGGGCAGAATACCCCGGTGCGGTTCGCTGCCTCTCGTCGTACTGCCGGGTTCGGTACCACGGCGGTTGACGGCTGGGGGCGGCTGGACACCTGGATCGACCGGGAGAACGTCAGCCACCTTGGCGACTATTGGCGGATCATCGGGTCGGCTGCGAACTTCGATGTCTCGGGCGGGACGGGCACGATCCAGGCGAACTCCGGCCTGCAGTTTGCATCGTTCGGTCTGTACGGCGACTGTGAGATCCTGACTCGAGTTAAGGTGTCCAACCTGACCTCGGAGTTCGGGGTTATGCTTCGGGTGCGGAACCCGATCGTCGACGCTGCCGATTTCGAGTCGGGGCCGGGCGACTGGCAGCCGTTCAGCGGGACGTTGGTTGGCACGAGCACCCAGGCGCACACAGGCACCTCGTCGGCGCTGTTCACGGTCGTGGGCAGCCCGAGTTCGGCGCACGCCAGGTCGACGGAGAAACCGGTGCTGGCTGGCCGGACCTACAGGGCACGCGGCTGGATGCGCTGCTCGGTTGCTCGGGACGTTCAGATCGTCATCAACTGGCATAAGGCCGGGGGAGTGGCGTCGACCATCAAGGGCAGCTCGGTCACGACGATCACCGTGGCAGCGAACACCTGGACGCTGTTTGAGGTCACCGACTCTGCTCCCGACGACGCGGTTACCTGCTATTACGGCGGGACGATGACCACGTCGCCTGCTGCTGGCACCCTCCTGTTCCACGACGACTTCGAGCTGTTCGAGGTTGACAACATGGATTATTACTCGGCTGGGCTGCTGCCAGGGTCGCCAGACAAGGAGTTTCTACGCAAGGTCTCGATTGGCAATGGCTCAAGCTCCCTGTCTCGCAACCAGCCGAGCAATATCGTCATCAACCAGTATTACTGGATTAAGGCGCAGATGTCCGGCATCAAGCGCCGGATGCGGCTGTGGCAGGACGGGACAACCGAACCCACGACCTGGGACATCGTGGGCAGCGAGACCAACGCCGCGACACAGGGAGGCAACCCGCCCAAGACGGGCATGGTTGGTGTTTATGCTCTCGGGGGCACGGCCGTAGTCACGTTCGACTCGGTGCAGGTCAATGTCTGGCGTGCTCACGCCGAGATCACCAAGCTGCCGCCACGGTGGGACCTGTCGCGGCAAGACCAGTGGGTGCCGATCATCGCCAAGGGACCGCTGCGTCGGCGCGGGCAGGGGCGCAAAGAGATCGAATCTAGCACGACCCTTTACTTCAAGTCGTACACGTCGACGATGCGTGCCTGGTCGCCGCTGGACTCATTCACCGCAGACGGCCGGACCGTGCCGAACCTGGTCAACAACGCCACGACCCCGGTCGCCAGGAACCTGGCTCTGGGTACGCCGGACGCTACCGGCACCTTCGCCGCGCCCGGTCTCTCCGGTTTTGCAGACTTCCACGCAAACGACTCGTACCTGGCGATCCGGGCGACCCCCGGTGCGACACCGAACAAATGGTCGTACTTCAACTACATCCGGATGGAGAACGCCCCCGCATCCGACGTGCTGCTCTACCAAGTCCAATCGTCCGGCACGGCGACCCTGTGGAAGGTGTTCTTGCAACTGGACCGGCAGGCGCGGATCGAGGCATACTCGTCGACTGGAACCCTGCTGGCGTCCGGCGTTGCAGCGTTCTATCTCGGGACGTCGGAGCTGCCGTACGGTGCGTGGATGGCAGCCAACCTGTACGTGTTCAGCTCGGCTGGCACTGTCTCGTGGGCGTTCAACTACCACTGCCCGAGCGCGGTCGGCTTCTATACGATCAATGGCACCTTCGCCGGGTCGGCGGGGACGTGTGGCGGGGCGACCTACCAAAGCACTGCCGTCCACACCGCAGCAGGCAACATGCAGGTCGCCCAGGCGCTGGTCTACCCCGGAGACCTCCCGTTTGTCACGGCCGACTTCGCCCGATCGGCTGCGGCGTACGAAGGTGAAGACGCGATCGCTCGGTGGAAGCGCCTGGGCGGCAACGACAGCATCCCGCTGGACACCACCCAGGCGTTTGCAGCAGTCGGCAAGCTGCTCGGTCAGCAGCAACACGGCAAGACCTTGGAGCTGATGGCGGCAGCGGCCGAGATGGATGGCTCGTTCCAGATGGAACAGCGGGACGACCTGGCGCTGAACCTGCGGACCCGCGATTCGCTGTGGAACCAGACGCCGGTCACGCTGAAGATGGACCTCGGGCACATGACCGAGCCACTCGAACCGACCGACGACGACCAGACAATCGTCAACGACGTCACAGCCAAGAGGACCAACGGCGGGTCGGCACGTTCGATCCAGACCACCGGGCTGAACAACGTCAACGATCCGGAGGTCGATCCGCAGGGCGTCGGCACCTACCCGACCACCCCCGAGCTTGCCTACAACTCAGACGACCAGATGCAGGAGGTTGCCGACTGGCGCAGGGCGATCGGCACGCTCGACGAGCTACGGTTCACCAGCATCACCGCGCTGTTCCATTCGGAGCCGTACGACGATGACCCGGACCTGACCGCTGCGCTGATGTCCTGCGACACGGGCGACGTCCTAGAGCTGTTCGTGACCGAGGTCAGCAAGGAACCGACCTTGCAGATGATCCAGAAGTACGAAGAGACGATCGACCAGTACGAGTGGACGTGGACGGCCGTCACGCAGCCTGCAATTCAGTACAATGTCGGCGTCCTGGGGAAGACTGCTCGGCTCGCTGCCACCGGGACAACCGTCAACACGTCGTTCCTGTCTGGGACTGACACGGACCTGAAGGCGACGGTGGCGGCCGGGAACCCGCTGTGGTGCACCCCGAAGGACGACGGCAACTCGTTTCCGTTCCATATCCTGGTTGACGGTTGCCGCCTCCGAGTCCGGTCCGTCGGGAAGGTGCTCAACGCCAACCCGTACTTTGACACGGACACGACCGGCTGGGACCTAGTTGGGTCGTCGACTAACCTGTACTGGGAACAGAAGATCGGCTTCACCCGGACGCTCTCGAACCCAGCCGGTAAGCTGACAATCAACCCGTGCGCACGGGTGACGTCGGGGGCGGCAGCGAGCGACACAGGCATCTCCTCGTCATCTGCCAGCCAAGCCGCCGTCACAGTCGGCGAGACCGTCCGGATCAGCGCGTGGATCAAGCCTGAGGTCACCGCTAACGTGGTCTGCCAGGGCATCTTTTACGATGGTTCGTCGGTGTTCGTCTCGGCGGTCACACCGACGCTGGTGTCGGTCACCGGGGGCACGTGGTACCACTTCTCGGCTGACATCGTGGTCCCGGCGTCTGCCGTGTTCATGCGCGTCCGGGCGATCGCAGTCCTGTCGACTGGCCAGAGCGTCTGGCTTGACGATATCCGGATGATGAAGCCCGCGACATACCTAGCTTCACCTCAGACCCTGCAGGTGGATCAGGTGCCTACCTATGGTGTGATTAAGACGCTGGGGGTGGGCAAGACGATTCAGGTCGCTCATCCGTGGCGATTGGCCTGGTAAGGGGGAGATATGGGTCTGGGTGCCGGACAGATTGTCTACGCGGCCGACCTTGCCGGGCTGCGGCCGGGGCTTTATTATAAAGGTGCCAGCACGACCCGCAATAACACGGCTGCTCTGGCGGATGACCCGGACCTTTCGTTGATTCCGCTGGATCCTGGGTTCTATTCGATCAAGGTCCTGCTGCTGATGACCCAGGCGAACATCACTGCCAAGTTCAAGACTCTCTGGGCTTACACTGGGTCGTGGACTACGCCGGTCCGGGGGGCGGTTGGTCCCGGTGGCACTAACGCTGGTGTTCCTGATGTGGTCACTCCGGTTAACCTGGTGGGCCAGACCGGCACCCAGGTTTACTCGCCTGCTGTCAGCGGCGCGTGGGTCTCGATCCACGAGTGGGCAGACCGGGTGGAGGTCTTGACGTCCGGCAACTTCTCGGTTCAGTGGGCACAGAGCGTGGCAACTGTGGCAAACACGATCGTGCAGCCCGGCAGCTACGTTAGGGTTACGAAGGTCGACGACCTGTAAGGAGGGGGTATGGCAGTTCTCATCCCGTGTCTGAAGACGCTGTTTGCGGAGTTCGACACGATTGCGCCAAATCGCAGCAAGGCGTCTGATGGATGGATTGGCGACTCCGCCCACCAGAAGGAGTCCTCAGATCACAACCCGGACGAGACCGGGAACGTGCCAATCCGAGACGCTGACAACGTCGATGAGGTCCACGCGATCGACGTTACGGCGACGCTTAACGCGCCGTTTACAATGGAAAATGTCGTTCAGTTCTTGTTGGCCGAGTGTCGCAAGAACAACCCGAACGGCACGGACCGTGGGCGACTCCGGTACATGATCTACAACCGGAGGATCTGGGAGGCCAAGAACGGCTGGGCGCAGCGGGACTACACGGGTTCTAGCCCGCACACTGAGCATGCCCATTTCTCGGCCGAGTACGACACCAGTTTTGAGTCTGACACGAACCCGTGGGGGCTCATCCCGAAGTTTGGAGACGACGTGAGCGAGCAGGATGTCACCAATGCACTGAACAAGTTCTTCAAGGTCGGCAGCCAGGGGCCGGACCGGAACAACATGCCCGAGTCGAGGATCGGCCACGACGCCAGCTGCCAGGGCGTCCCTGACACGATCAACGGCGGGACCACGCACCTGTACCGGCTGATCGGTCAGATCGGTACGCACTTGATGGAGACGAAGGCGCTGGTCACGACTCTCGCTGGTCAGGACTTCGTCGACGAGGACGCGATCGTTGCGTCTTTGCTGGCTGGCATCGCTGCCTCTGGCGCTCCCGAGAAGTTCGCGGCTGCGATCTGGGCGGCATTCCCGCCGGACCTGGCAACCGAGGTTGCCCAGTTGCTGCTGGCCAAGGGTGGGCAGGCGATGGTGGACGCGGCGGCTGAGATGGAAACGGAGTCGGACAAGGCACACTGACCCTGCCCAGACCCTACCATTCGCAGCAAGCCTTAGGACGGCCATGAGTGAGCAAGCAAGGAACGGCCGAGCACCCAAGCTCCGTAAGGCTGCCCCGGCCCTGGGTGTTGATCCGAGATATCGGCTCGTTCCTGGGGGGATGGGCACTCATCTTTATGGAGGTGTCGCGCCCCGAGATTCGGGAATCGGTCCTGGTTTTCGCTGGCCTGGTCATTGGGGTCCCGGGTCTGGCCGTAGGAAAGACGACGATCGTGGAGGCCATCACCCGACGCCGGTCTGGTACCGACTCGTAGCGGTGTTTGCCTCGGTCGCCGGGGTAATCGCGGTAGCTGTAATCTGGGTGGTCAAATGACGAATGATCCGCCGCTTCGGCGTGAGGTTCGGGTGCCGATCTACTGGTTGGTCGTCGGCTTGATGATGGTGGTCGTGTCGCCGATCCTGGCGATCTACGTATCGGTGCATATCAACCAGCGCACCATCAAGCAGAACGATGCGGCAAGGGCGGCTGCCGCCCAGCAATTCCAGGTCGTGTACTGCCGTCTGCTCAGCGCGCAGGTGGACGTATACTCGGAAGCACAGACCGGAGTCGGTAAGCAAGCCTACGAGACGTGGCTTGACGAGTACCGGCGCGTAGGGTGCCAGCCACCCAGAAAGTAGGACGAGATGAGTACATTCGGAGCCAAGGCCAAAAAGGCGTGGGCAGGCGGCATCGCGGGAGCGGTTGTCGGCGCGACGTCGTTCAGCTGGGGGCACAGCGGTTCGATCTCCAACGACGTCGCGAACTTCTGCGGCGCGGTGGTGGTCGGGTTCGTCGGCGGGTTCCTCGTGGTGTTCATTGCCCCGAAGAACAAGACCAGCTGATTCACGGCACGGCTGGCCCGTCGTGGTGCCGGGGGCCGACCCCCCTCCTGGCACACCGGACCAGCCGCGCTGATTCGTCCCGTGACCTCCGAGACGGGCGGATCGGCACATAGGACGGCCCCCCATC